TCAGGACCCGTCCGGCGGACGCCGGTCCGTCGTATCGCGGTCGGGGCACAGGTTCGTCAGGCGACGGTTCGCCTCGTCGATCGCATCCCTCAGCGACCCGCCGTCGTTCGGGTGCAGCTCGTGCTCCATCCTGCTGAGCCGCAGCTCCATCCCCGTCACCCGCTCCAGCACCCCCGGCCGGGCAGGCACCCCGGGCCTCGGCCCCTCCCCGTACCAGTCCTCTATGAACTGGTCGAGGCGCTGCCACGTCGCCGCCACACCACGACCGAGCCGCCACAGCACGGTCACCACCCCGGCGACGACCGTGACAGCCCCACCCCACAGCAGGACGGCCTCGACCGCCGGAGGCCCGCCCTCCGCGAGGATCACGTGACCACCCCGAAGCCGCGCTTCGCACCGAGCGCCTTCAAGCTGGCCATGCCCGGCTGCCCGTCGGCCGGCTGCCCCGGCATGCGACCGCGGTACCCGAGCCGCTCCTGCCACCCGCTGTACGCGGTGACCGTCGCCGACCCGGCGTGCCCGTCCAGGAACCGCTTCGCGAGGAGCCCCTCGTCGACCAGCGCCGTCTCCACGACGGTGACGCCCTGGTACGACACCGGCGTCCCGGCCTTCGGCGGGTCGGTCCGGAACGCCTTCTGGAGCCGGGACAGGCTGACGACCGGCCGGGCCGGGATCGGCAGCGACCCCGACACCGGCAGCGACAGACGGCCACCGATCCGCGCCCGCATGTCGCCCATGGAGAACCCCAGCGGGTCCGGCTTCCCCGGCTGCCACTCCAGGTGACCGATCACCGACAGCGGCCCCCAGCCGTGCGCCCGGCAGATCGCCGCCGACACCCGCTCGATCGCCCGGAGCTGGGCGGCGGGCCACGGGTCGATCCCGTCGCCGAGGTTCTCGCACTCGAACCCGTAGAAGTGCCGGTTGCCGTCGACGGACGCCTCGTCGTCGACCGGGGCCGGCCGCTCGTCGATGACCGCGCGCAGCACATCAGGGTCGCCCAGCCCGGCGTGGTTCGCCCGCCCGTGCCCCACCAGGTGCACGGCGCCATCCTTCGCGATGACGCCATGGCACAGCGGCCCCGGCAACCCCGCGTACCCGTCACGGCACAGGTTCACGGTGTGGGCCGTCCCGCGCGTCACCGTGTGATGGATCATCACGCCGTGCGCCGGACCCCACAGCCCCACATGGTTCCGGTTCCTGGTCCGCCACCCGGGGGTCTCGACGACCTTCAGTTCCTCGGCCAGGAGCGCCGACAGCAGCCGGTCGGCTGCGAGCGGAGTAGCCATCAGACACGCTCCGGCCAGTGCCAGGTGCCCGGCTGGAGCGGCGCACCGGGCACCGGCTCGGCGTGCGGGCACGGCCCGGCCTCGTGCCCGATCGGGTGGAAGAACAAGCCCGTCGGGTTCTTCACCAGGAGGCCGACGCGGCCCTCCTCGTCGACCTCGGTGATCTCCGCCGAGCGGCGCACCGACGGGAACGCCTGGGTGCCGTCGGGGCGCACCGGCGACCCCTGGCTGACGTAGTGGACGGCCCGGCCAATCGTCGGGACGGGAGCGCTGGACATGGAGACCTCCAAGGGTCGGGACACTGTCCGGACACTGTCCGGACAGCCGTTGAGGACGTGTCCGGACAGACCTCCGGACACGGGAACGTCAGGGCTGTGACCTGCGCGGACACCGTCCCGGACACTGTCCGGCAGGTGTCCGGACAAGGGGCTTCGAGGGGCGTCGGCGGCGGTCATCCGTACAGCTCCACGATCACGATTCCGGGCCCGCCAACCCCGCCCGCCTCGTTCGGCCCGTTGTACGAGAACGACCCGCCGGCACCACCGCCGTAGCCGCGGGCGTTGCCACCGGGGCCAGTCGTCGACCGGCCGTAGCCGCCCGTCCCGAGCTGGCTGTCGCCACCCGCACCGGCAAGGCCCTGGGACGCGCTGATACGGATCGCACCGCCGCCGGGGCTACCGCTGAGCGCGAGCTGCCCCACCCCGGGGGGAGGGCCCACCGTGGCGTTGGCAGTGACGTTCGTGTTGCCGCTATTGGTGTTCGCCGCCCCACCGTTCCCGCCGATAGCAGTCACCAACGTCCCGAAGGAGGACCCGCCGCCGTCGCCGCCCGCGTTGTTCCCGGCCCCGGCCGTACCGCCCGCGCCGACAACGACCGGTGTGCTCGCCCCGAGGGCCGACGTCAGGAGGAGGGACTCGGAGTAACCGCCGCCGCTCCCGCCCGGCCGGGGAATGCTCCCGCCTGCCGCGCTGTCCGCGCCGCCGGAACCGCCACCACCGGCCTGGACGCGCACCTTGGCGCGCACCGCCCACGGGTAGTCCGCCTTCACGAACTGCGTCGTGCCGACCGTCCGGAAGTACACGATCTCCCGCAGCCCCATCATCCCCGGCCGGAGACACATCTGCCCGGCCTCGTTGATGACGATGTACTCGTCGCAGATCGCGATGGGGCCGCCCTCACCACCACCGCCCCACACGTAGATCCCGTCGTCCGAGCCCCACATCGCGGCGTTCGACTCGTCCTCGGACAGCCGGACGCTGATCGTGCCCGAGCTGGGATCCCAATCGATCCCCGGCCCCGGGCGCAGCAACTCCTCCAGGTCCACCGAGATCCGGAACGGGTCCGACGCCGCACCCGTCCCCAGGACACGGATCGGGCCGACGCCCTGCACCGCACAGGAGCAACCGCCCTGGCACCCACACCTAGCCATCTAGTCCTGCCTCTCTGCGTCGTCGCGGCCGTCGCACTCCGGGGACGGCTCTGCGGATCGCGGGGTGATCTGCGCCCCGCCGGGCGCCATGAGGTCGACGTCGAACGTCTCGCCGTCGATGAAGGCGATACCGACGGCTCCGAACCCGTCGGCCGACTGGGCGGCACGGCCCAACGCCCTCTGGGTGGACGTGATCGCCCGCCATGGCCGCTGAGCTGAGCGCTGTCCTGGGAGTGCGGTCACGGGGGGTCTCCTGTGTACGGTTCACCGATCGGGATCAGGGAGACCCCGACTTCCTCGCCCGTCGTTTCGTCCCACTCGACATCGACGTCGGACAGCCGGTACGGCTGGGAAGCGGACGAGCACATGCCGGTCGCGGACACGTCGATCCGCACACCGGGCACAAGCTGACGCATGGTCACCGGGGCGTTGGCCGCGAGGCTCGAACCCTGCGGGATCGAAAGGCTCGTCGGCATCGGATACCGCCCGTTGTACGAGGCGCGGGCGAGCTGCCACATGTCGTACGCCGTCAAGCCCTCCGCCGTCGTCCGCACCAGCGTGTCCAGCCGCCCGTAGACCTGGCTGACGACCCCAGACAGCCCGAAAAGCGTGCCGCTGATCTCCTGGTCGGTCTGGTTCGTCACCCACACCAGCGTCGACCCCGACGTCCCGTCCCGGATGATCTGCACGTCGCCCGCGATGTGGTCCAGCGTCAGCCGGGCCTGCGCCAGGTCCGCCGTGGTCTGCGGCCTGCCCAGCACCAGCGCCCGGCCCACCGTCGTGTACTCCAGACCGCGGGGCACCAGCTCGTCGTTGAAGATCTGGAGGATCGGCACCATCCACGCGCTGGCGTCGTCGGACCCGTCCTTCTCGAACGACGTGTCCACCGGGTCGTCCTCGCGCACGATGTACGGCAGGATCCGCGCCCAGTCCGGCTCGGACGCGAACGTCCCGGCCTCCATGTTCAGCCGGACGATCGTCTGCGCGATCTGCTGGACCGGCCCCCGCCGCTGCGGGTCGGCCGGGTTCGTCGACACATAGCGCAGCGCCGTGATGTTGATGGTGCGGAACAGCCACTCCGTGACGTCCTTGGCCTCCACCGTGAACGTCCCGCGCGACTCGACCGTCCGCGTCACCGGCCCCTGCCACACCAGCTCGGTATCCCGGTACAGCGACAGCTCGTGCGCGTACGGCTCGACCTGCCCCAACAGACCGCAGCACTCCGCCCCGGCCTGCCCCTTCGACACGACGACCGACGCCTCCGACGTGTCGTTCAGCGTCCGGTTCCACCGCACATCGGTCAGCGACTTCACCGACGGAGACGTGAACGGCCGGCTCCCGCCCCGCCAGTGGACGATCGCCCGGTACTCCTGCGGGCACCCCAGGACAGCCATCAGCCCACGTCCGATCGCGGTACGAGGAGGACCCGGGCCCGCGCGTCCGCCGACGTCGTCGCGGCCGTCGACAGGATCTCGATGCACAGCCCGGTCGCGCAGGAGAACACCGGCCACTCGAAGGACTGCCCGAGCGCCCCGTAGAGGATCGGCGCGGTCGTCACCGACCCCTGCGAACCGGCCGCGCAGGTCACCTCAGCCGTCTGCGTACGCCCGTCGACGCGCAGCGTCGCCCCCGGCGGCAGGTACGGAATCTGGATGTCCGTGCACGCCGCACAGGGGTCCGCGACGTCCATGCAGTCCGAGCCCAGCGGGTTCGCCCAGAACCTCACGATCAGGCGGCGCAGCGCGGTCCCGCCGGTCTCCAGCTCCAGCACCGGCACCGCCTCCAGCCACTCCGGCTGATCGGCCGGCGTCAGCGCCACCACCGACCGACGGAACTCCGCATCCCCCGTCGGGTAGCAGGAGTCCACCGGCACGGGGGCCCGCACCGGCAGCGGCGGAGGCGGGCACAGCGGATCGGACAGGCACGGCGTCGGGTCCAAACAGTCCGCGTACACCTCGTCCGGGTCGTACGTCAGCAGCTCCCCGTCTCCCATGGAGATCCAGTCACCGAGCCCGGCCAGCGGCTCCCGGTAGATCCACGGCACCGCGGCGGCCAGCGTGAACGTGACCTCCGCGATGACCCCCTCGTCGAGGTACCGGGTCGACGTCACATCGGGCCCGTCGACCAGGCCGACGCCGTACAGATGCCGCAGCTCCCGCAGCCCGTCCCCCTCAGGGCAGCACGAGAACACCCCGATTTCGTCGCCCATGCACGCCCCCTCACACGGGGCGCCCTGGAGCGCGGCCGCCAACCACTCCAGCGCGTACGGCAGGGCGCACTCGTCCCGGACCAGCAGCAGCACCGTGTAGACGAGTTCGCGGTGAGCCCGCCGGGCGATACCCAGTGCCGCACCGTCACCGACGAGCTGCACCGGCGTCCTCGACCTGGTCGACGTCGAGAACCCCACCGCGTCGACACCCATCACGCCGAGGAACATGGCGGACTCCGGGACCGCCGGGTCGTACCACGGCGCCAGGTCCGTCACCGGGTCGACGTACGGCTCGTCGTTGATCGCCTCCGGCAACCCCGGGCACGGGTCACACGCCGTCAGCAGGCAGTACAGCTCGGCGTACGCCGACGCCCGCGCCGAGTTCACGATCTCCGTACAGCCCAGGTCCATGTAGTCGGGAATCACCGGGTCACACCCCCGCCGCTCTGGCCAACCGGCCGTACAGGTGCTCACTCAGGACGCGCGGGTCCTGCGCGCTGGTCGTGATGTTCCAGTTGTGGGTGACCGGCGCCCCCGCAGCGGCTGCCGCCGCCGCGGGGGCTGCTCCGCCCACCCCGACCCGACCCAGGAGCGCCGCGAGCTCGGCGCGCTCCCGCGCACCGGGCCGCCCCGACCGGGTCAGCGGGGCGACAACCGACGGCACCTCACCCAGGTCGTTCAGCGACGACGAGACGCGCTTCGGAAGCCCGGCGAACTGGCCGGCGACCGTGTCGACGACCGCCCGCGCCACCGACCGCGCCGCCTTCTCCAACGCCACGATCCGGCTGATCAGCCCCCGCTCCAGACCGGCACCGGTCATCTCCCCGATCGCCTGGAACACCCGCGACGGGGACTTGATGCGCAGCGCCGAACGGATGCTCTTCTGCATCCCCTTGGCGATGTCCAACATCAGCTTCTCGATGGCCTTCTGCTGGCCCTTCAACCCGGCCAACAGGCCCTTCCCGGCCTGCTTCCCCGCGTCGAACAGGGCGTCGGCGCTGAACTTCCCGAGCGTCGTCGCCGACGACGACAGCTGAGACTGGAGGCTGTTGATCTGCTTGATCGTCGAAGCGGACTCCCGCGACAGCGCCGCCGCCAGCTCCGCCCCGGCCTCCGGCCCGTACCCGATCAGCTGCTCCAGCAGGTCCTTCCGCAGGCCCTTCTTCTTCAACGCTTCGAGCTGCGCCGTGTACGTCTTGACCTGCGCGACCGACGCCTTCAACCCGGCGATGATCCCGGCTCCGGTGATCTTCCCGGCGTCCTGGGTGAGCCGGTCCAGGGAGAATGCGGCCATCGCGGACTTCGTCGTCTCGACCGCGAACGCCTGCGCATCCTTGACCCGCTGGGCGAGCTTGTCGCGCTCGGCCGCCAGCTTCTGCAACCGGGTGTTCCCGGCCTTGACCATCGACACGAGCCGGTCGTCGACCTTCGTTGCCCGCCCCTTGAAAGCGTTCGTGATCGACGCCGCGACCTTGTCCGTGACCGCCTTGATCTGCGAACCCGTGCCGGTCAAGCCGTTGATGAAGCCCTGCCCGGTGTTCTTACCGATCTCCGCGAACACCTTCGACGGCGAGGCGATGCCCAGCTTCTTCTTCGCCGCGCTGATCGCCGACCCGACGACGTCGCCGGCGGCCCGCACCAGCCGCCCGGCCGCCCCCTTGATCCCGTTGATCAGCCCGTCGACGAGCTGCCGCCCGGCAGTCGTCAGCGCCGACCCGATCCCCGACAAGGCGCTCCGGGCCTTGTTCGGGAGCCCCCGCAGGGTGCTCGTGACGGAGCTGATGAGCGAGGTAACAGCCGAAATCGCTCGCGTCCGGGCGCTGTTGAACATCTCCGCGACCCGGGCGCCGAGCGACGACAGGGCGCTCCCGGCCCGGCTGGGCAGACCCCGGAAGAAGTTGACGACGGCCGTGCCGAACTGGGTCGCCCGGTTCATCGCCCCGGTCGCCGCCGACGACACCACCCGCACGACGGAGTCCCGCAGCGACGTGAACGCCGCCGCGACCCGGCCGGGCAGAGCCCGGAAGAACCCGACGAAGGAGTTGAACGCTGACGTCGCCCAGCTCGTCACCGCCGCCCACCCGGTTACGAACGCCTGCCGCAGCGTGGAGCCCAGCGCGGACAACCCGGCGACGATCCGGCCCGGCAACGACTGGAAGAACGCGACCGTCGCCGTGAACCCGGTGACGAGCCACGACGTCAGCGTGGCCACCGCGGTGGTGAACGCGTTGACCAGGAAGTTCCCCAGTCCCAGCAGGGCGTTCCAGATCATCCCGGGGAGCCGCTGGAAGACGAGGACCAGGCCGAGGACGGCGAGCGTCGCCCCATAGACCGTGTAGTACAGGGCGCCCTTGATCGCGTCGAGGAGGAGCTGCCCCAGCATCGCCAGGCCGGCGACGATCCTCCCGGGCAGCGCCCGGAAGAAGTTCACGACGGCGTCGATCCCGGCCGAGACGCCTTGCTTCGACCGCTCCAGCGCCTCGGTGAAGAACGTCGCCAGCGTCGACCCGAGCGACGACAGGCCGCTCACGGCCCGCTCCGGGAGCTTCCGGAAGAACTCGACGACCGAGTCGATCCCGGACGAGACGCCCGACGTCACGCCGTCCCAGAGGCCGGTGAAGAAGTTCGCCAGCGTCGACCCGAACGACGACAGCGCGCCGATCACCCGCCTTGGCAGCGCCTGGACGAACGTGATCGCCCGGGTCAGCCCGCTGGCCAGGCCGGTGAGGACGCCGACGATCTTCTGGATGATCGGGACGACGACGTTGATGATCGCCCACGACGCGATGCCCGCCGCGAAGGCGAGCACCGGCCCGGCGATACGGACCATCAGCCCGACGAACGGGACCAGCGCGACGATCAGCCCGGCGATCGGCGGCAGCAGCGGGACGAGCGCCTGGACCACCGCGTCGAAAGCGGCGACGAGCGGCGGCAGAACCGGCAGCAGCGACGTCAGGATCAGCCCGACGAGCGGCACCAGCGCACCGACGACCTCAAGGACTGCTGCGCCGACGGTCGACAGCAGAGGCACCAGGCTCTGCGCCATCTGCCCCAGGGCGCCACCGATCGCGGCGGCGACCTCGGTGACGACCGGGATCAGCGGCGTCAGCGCGGTGAGGAGCTGCGCGACGAGCGTGATGATCGGCCCGAGCAGCGGGATGACCGCCGTGAGGGCGGCACCGAAAACCGTCGAGATCAGCCCGCCGAGCTGCGTCAAGACCGGGCCGAGGCTCCCGGCGAGCGTGACGACGAGCGGCGCGACGGCCGCCGCGAGCTGCGCGAAGGCGGGCAGGATCCCGCCCATGAGGACCGGGAGGAGCTGGAGCAGCGGCGGCAGCAGCGCGGAGATCGCGCCGCCGATCGCCCCGCCGAGCTGCGCGGCGATCGGGCCGAGCCCGGCCGCGAGGCCGTCGAACGCCGCGGTGATCGACGGCAGCAGCGGCAGCAGGGTCTCCGCGAGCGCCGAGATGACCGGGCCGAGCGCGGCCCCCAGAACGCTCAGCGCGTTGCCCAGGACCGAGTTCGCCGTGATCGCGAGCTGGGTGATCAGCGGCAACAGCGGCTGGATCGCCGCGCGCACGGCGTCGAAAATCTGCGACAGGCCGGCGAGCTGACCGCCGCCCCCGGCGGCCAAGGCGCCGAAGACGTCTCCGAGGATCCCGCCGATCGACGCGACCAGCGAGCCCAGCTCACGGAAGACGCCGAGCGCGCCCTCGACCCAGGCGACCGCCTGCCCGCCCTGCGCCGCGTTCGAAAGGAACAGCCCGAAGCGAGTACCGACCTCGGCGATGGCGGACCCGAAGCGGGCACCGAACGCCTCCGAGACGGCCCCGCCCATCCGGAGGACCCCGGCGACGACCGGGCCGATGGCGTCGGCCAGGCCCCTCGTCGCCTGGGTCGTCCCCGCGAGGATCTGCTGGACCGAGCGGATGCCGGTCGTCGTCTGGAGGAAGTTCGCGACCCGCAGCGCCGCGAAGCTGAACTCGCCGGCGATCCCGGCCAGCCCTGTTTTCAGGGGCCCGCCGAGGGCCTTCGCGACCGCCGTGATCTGCCCCTCAAGGGGCTTGAAGAACGCGTCCTGGACCGTCGACTTCAGCGCGTCGAACGCCGGCTTGAGCGCCCGGACCTCACGGGCCGCCGCCTGCGCGGCCGGTGACAGGTTCTCAATCGCCTCGGCGAACGACTCCGCGTCGCCGGTCAGCGCCTCCCCGAAGGCATCCCCGACACCGGACAGGGCGAGCTTCAGCGCGCCCATAGCGGCGACCGCGCCGAGCATCACCGCCGGGAGCGCCGCGACGATCCCGACCGCCGGGGCCAGCGACGCGGCGAACGACGCCACCCCGGCCGCAGCGGACAGGGCGGCCGACCCGACCGCCGCGAACCGCAGCGCCCCCGCGAGCGCCCCGCCCACACCCCGGGCAATCCCGGCCAGCCCGGACATCGCCCGCCCGAACCGGTTGACGTCCGGGTCGACATCGACCCGCACCGTCGGCGGCCGGTGCGCGCGAATCCGGGCGTCGAAGCCGTCCAGGTCCGGGACGACCCGAATCGGGATCTCGACCCCGGCCAACGCCGCCCGCAACCGGGCCTCGAACTGGTCGAGGTCCGGGGCGACCGGAATGTTCAGCGACCGGATGTCGCTCAGCCCGGAGAGGAGCCGCCGGTCGAACTCGGAGAGATCAGGCTCAACATCGACGGTGACCGCACCGGCCGCATCCAAGCCCCGCTGGATGTTCCGGCGGATCTGCGTGCCGACGGTCCGCGTACCCCGGTCCAGGGCACGGGAGATACGAGCGGCCAGCTCCTGGGCGTCCTGGACGACACCCTGGTCATCGAGGCGGATCGTTACGCGCCCAGACCCGTAGTCCTCGTCCTCGCCGGCCACCTGGCAACCTCACGAACGTGATGGTTGCCCGGCCCAAAACCAGCGGCATCCGGCGGGACCAGAGGTCCCGCCGCCTGTCCAGACTATCCGGAGCGCCCGGTCAGCCTGTTGTCTTCTTCCTCCACCTGCCGCGCCATCGCCTGCGCCTGCGCCAGCGTGTAACCGCCGGGCTGCGGACGAGCACGCCTCTGCTCCCGGGGCATCCCCTTCGGCGGGGCGTACAACTGGGCCCGGATACGGGCCTCGTGCGCCTCGTCGTCCGCCGCCGCCAGCATCGACGACTCAGCGGCGTTGACCAGCCGCCTCAGCTGCCAGTCGTGGGGGTTGACACCTTGGAGCGCGAGACTCCCGTCCCACGCCTCCCAGCCCTCGATGGCGGCCTCGACGAGCCGGAGGACGACCCAGTAGGGCGCGAGCCGCCGCCGTAGAGCTCCACCACCCACTCCATCAGCTCGACGATGACCCGGTCCGGGAGGCGCAGCGTCCACCGGACGCTCGCCCCGTCCAGGTCGGCCGCCGCCGCCTCGGCCTCAGCCCACTTCGCGTACGTTCCGACGACCTCGCGAGCCTGGACGACATCCGCGCTCAGGAACACCTTCGCGGAGTCCTCGACCATCAGGTCAGCGAGGAATGTCCGGAGGGCGTTCGTCACCCCTCGTAGGGCGGACGGGTCGGCGTCCTCAAGGTTCTCCACGTCGACGCCGGCGCCGCGCTGCGCGTCGCGGAGCGCCATGTACCCGTCCATGAAGTCGTCGCCCATCACCTCCGGCTGGAAGCCGAGGTCGACCGAGCCGACCGTCGCGATGTGCGGCTCTGTGTTCAGTGCAAACGTCTTGTTGGCCACGGGGTGCCCCATCATGCTGTGCTGTCGCCCGGCCCAAAACCAGCGGCGTCGACAGAGAGTATCCGCCAACCCGGGACGAGGTGCCGGGCGGGCGATCGAACCGCAAATTCTCCTCAACTCGGGTTCAACGGGGCATCAAGGGAGGAAAGTGGTCGGCATGAGCATCTTCTCCCGGCGCAAGCGCCGCCCCGCCACCTCGTCCGGCTCCTCCGGCTCGTCCGGGTCGGCGTCGTCCCAGCCCCGCCAGGACACCACCAGCAGCACCTACACCCACTACGACACCGGCAGTTCGTGGGGCGGGTCCTCTTCCGGATCCTCGTCCTGCGGCAGCTCCAGCAGCTCCAGCAGCTCCAGCAGCGACAGCGGGTCGTCGTCCTGCGGAAGCGACTGACGCACAGCACCCGGTCGGTTACCCTGAGTCCTGGGTGCGCCAGCTTCTGCTGGAGCGCCGAGCCCCCTCGTCACGCGGAAGCTGACGAGGGGGCTCGGTTCATTCCAGGTCAGCGGCCCATTCGGAGCGCCCGACCGAGGAAGTTGTTCGGCTTCGTGCCCGGATGCCGGACGTACGCCGCGTAGACGACCCGGCCCCGTACCTCGAACCGAAGCGCACGCGCCCGACGCGGCCGAATCACATGTGGCCTGGTTCCGTCGAGGACCCAGCGCACGGCGGGGTGGTCGCAGATGATGACGCCCTGGAGGCCGCGGGGGCCGTCCTCGATTTTCCAGGCGATGTACCGGCCCATGCTGCCCGGGGCCTCCCGCTCGGCGATGGCCGCGGTGCGCTGCGTCCGCTCGCCGAGCTTCCGGTACGTACGCCCTCCGCGCAGACGAAGCGCACGGGCGATCTTCCCCGGGTCGATCCGTACCTCAGCAGGCATGACACCCCTCCTCGTCTACGGGCGGAGCACGACGTACGTCCTGCCGTGCCGGTCGGTCTCGACATCAGGGACGTCGACCGGGCCCGTGTCGCAGTCCGAGTAGTTGTACGCCTCCACCACCAGGTCCCCGTGCTCCTCCTGCACCTGGGCCAGGCGGGCGATCACCTCGCTGATCAGCATCGTCGTCCTCGTCGTCCGGGATCGAGCAGACCGGGCACGTTACCGGGTCGTGGTCGCGGGCCAGACTCGCCAGTACCTCGCCGGCCAGGTCCCGCTTCTCCGGGCCGAACGGTACGCCCTTCCACGCGAGGGACGGCGAGGCGATCCACCCGCGCCGGTGGGCGACACCACGCCACCACGTCGGCCACCAGCCCCGGCGCATCACAGGGACTCCCCGTCGGGGCACGGCGCGCACCCGGGCAACGCCACGGTCGCCCGCTGCTCCAGCCCCACACAGCCGCCCTCCGGGCCGAGAGTCCGCTGAGCACCCAGCACGAACCGGCGCCCGCGCCGCCGCTGCTCCGTGCCCGGCAGGCAGCACAGCAGCGCTGTGTAGACCGTCACCATGTCGACGTGGAGGACCCGGGCCGCCGTCTCCAGCTCCTCGCACGTCGGCGGGCACCCGTCCTCGGAGAACGTCGGCGCGCACCGCAGCAGCGTCACCACCAGCTCCAGGGCCAGCATCGGCGGAGGCCCGCACCCGCGAACCCCTTGGACGATGCGGGACTCGGAGGGAAACTCCGTGTCGGAAGACGAGTAGATCCGGGCGACGGACACCGTGAGCTGCCCGCCATCGCCCTTGCTGTCGCACGGGTCGTCGCAGGAGTCCCAGGCGACCGCTCCGGGCACCACGCAGGCCCGGCACGCCGGGCATCCCGGCTGCCCGTCCACGGTGCCCGCCGAGGTGTCGAGGGCCTGGCACACGCAGCCGAGAACGGACTCGGCCAGGTCGTGAATCATCAGGGGGGTCAGGGCCACGTCGTCACCCGGGGCTGCTTGTAGTCCGGGCTGTAGACCCGGCTCGGGCTCGTCATCCGGTACGGGTTGGTCATGCTCAACCACATGTCTGTGAGCGGGAGGCCGGTGAAGCCGTCCCGGTAGAGGAGCATCGGGTCCGGCATCTCCATTTCCACGCCCTGCCGGGAGACCCGGGTCAGGTTCCGGTTCGCCCGGCACCCGCACGACCCCGACGCCGGCGCGCACCCCTTGAGGAGGTGGCACGTCAGCTCGGACACGGCGGCAATCGCCGCGTCGTCCAGCGGCAACCCCCACCGGTACGTCACCGCGAACGTGCCCTCTTCGGTGGGCGGCAGGCCCATCGCCTGGCAATCGGGCCAGCACTCGCCGTCCGTACGGACGAGGAGGCCGGGCGCATCCACCCGGTACTGCTCGGGCACCAAGACCTCGCCGTCGACCAGGACCTCAACGACGTCGTACACCGGGCCGGGGAGCTTCACCTCGCACAGCTCCCCGCACGAGCAATCCGACGCGCAGCCGCACACCGACGCGTTCCGCCACTGCCCATCAGTCCCGATGTACGGCACCCACGGGCCCGTGCTCGTGCCCGCCTGGAACGACAGAACCCCGGTGTCGGCGCACGCCCGGCGGCACGGGCGCACCGTGACCGGGCACGGCCCCCAACGACGCCCGGACAGCCCCCAGAGGATCTGGGACGCAACCCGCGTCCACCGCTCCAACGTCTCCGGCTCCATGCCCTCGGGGACTTCGCAGCACAGCTCTGTCGGCCACGGGTCGCACACCCCGATCTGCAACGGCATCAGTGCCGTCCCGGCCGCTCGTAGACGGACGGCTCGGGGAACGCCTTCCGGATGAACTGGCCGACGTGCCCGTTCGCGAAGGAGTCGGGCATCGTCGACAGGAACACGTCCTGCGCCGAGTACCCGGTCGGCGCCCGGTGGAGGATCTTCACGTCCCGGATCTCCTCGCCGCCGAGCCCGGCGAGGTTCCCGTACAGCGTCCGCTTGTGCACGACGTTGAGGTGCTTCCCCACGTCAAGGGCGTGGAGCATCTGCGTCTTGTCGACGGTCATCGGGACGTGCAGCTCGTACGACAGCGGGTCCGGGTGGCCCAGCTCGCCAAGGAGCGCCGCCGTCTCCCGCATCCCCCGCAGGTAGTGCCCCGACGCCCGCGCCGCGTAGTACGCCTCGACCTCACGGACGGGACCGCGGTGCAGGACCGGCACACCCGGCGTCCGGCGCATGACGAAGAAGTCGTCGTTGCACAGCACGAACGGATCGGAGATCAGCGGGTTCTCGCAGGCCCGCCGGACCGCCGCCGTGGTGTTCGCATACTTCGTGCCGCCCTGCCGCAACGGCAGGTGCCGGGCCGTCTTCACCCACTGCGGCATGTAGCCGACGATCCACACGCGCCCGTGCGGGAGGTTAGCCATCCACGACCGCAGCGCGTAGCGCAGCTGCCGGTTGATGGCCCCCTCTCGCACGGGGACGACGATGTCGGGAGCGCCCACGGTCATGACGCCAGGCAGAGGTCGCCCTCGACGGGCGTGTACTCGCCGAGGACCGTCGGGGGTGCCACCGTGGTGACGAACGTGCGCCGGTGGCAGTTCGACCCCAGCGGAGTGAGGAGCGGGCCCGCCGTCCCGGCCGCGTCGGTCGGCATGACGTCGTACGGGCCGACGCCCCACGCCCCGCCGGCCCGGGTCGACCCGGTCAGCGTCAGCGCCGCCTGCTCGGAACCGACCTCCAGGTCACCGAGCATCCCGCCGGTCACCCACGGCATCAGCCAGTAGATCCACGCCCCGTCACCGGCCCCGTCGGTCGTGCACACGTCGTCTCCGAGGACTTCCGCCCACAGCTCGATCGCGAAGCCGCTGTTGCACTGGATCGAGCAGTCGTCGTAGCCGATCGCCCGCCCGTCGTACCCGTAGACGACCGGGTTGCCGGTCGTCAGCTCAATGAACTCGGGGGACACCTCGAAGAAGCTGAGTTCGAGGTCGAAGCCACGGAACGACGGGCACCCGCGCTTGAAGCCGCAGATCCGGCCGTTCGCGGCCTTGTACTCGACGTCCTCGCCGTCCTCGGTGTTCGGGTTCATCGACAACGTCGCGAAGCAGTCGAAGCTGTAACCGTTGTCCTCGCCACAGATGGGGCGGCCACAGCCATCAACCCGGGTGACGCGGATGACGTCCGCATTGGCGATCAGGGGCATCGGGGCCTCCAACAAGCGTGTGTTGGTTGGCCCGGCCCAAAACCAGCGGCATCACGGACGAGTGTAGCTGTGACCGGGCGACGCAACCCGGTCACAACTACGGACTACTTCCCCTTCGCGCGCCGCGCCTTCGCGGGCGCAGCCTGGGGCTCGGGGTCCGCCACCGGCGGGGGCGGAGGCTCGACGGCCGATCCGGTCGCCTCCAGGTACTCCGCTTCTGTGACCTGCCGATACCCCGGAGGGATCGTCACGCCGAAGGGGCCAGGGTCGCCACTGACGGTCATGGCGCCGCCGTTCTCGGACAGGTAGTAGCGCACAGGGAGACTCCTAGCGGGTGAGGGCGATCAGGTGGGTGTCGGTGATCCACTGGTGGATCGTCACGGTGCCGGTCGTGACCCGGATCGCCGGGTAGACGCGGACCGCGTAGCCGGTATGCGGCGGCAGGATCGTGGCCTGAGCCGTCGAGAAGGTGTCACGGCGGCGTCCGGCCGGGCCGGACGGCGTCAGCTCGGAGTACATCAGCCTGCTGGCGAGCGGCCCTCCGTCGATCTGCACCGCGTACGCGAGGTCGAAGATCGCCCCCTCGGTCCACTCGAACTCGACGTGCCCGGTGAACTCGGTGCTGAAGCTGACGCCCCGGCAGGTGCTGAGGGTGTCCGGCTCGTACAGGCCTTCCGACCATGCGGTGTCGTCGATGATCACGACGGTGCCGGTGGCCGGCATGACCGGCGTCCCCATCGGGTGGAGCTGCTGGAGCGTCAGCGCGGCCGTGGTGTGCTCCGGCGGCGTCCACAGGGCGCCGCTGCCCGGGTCGCACTTCAGCGTGGAGTTTGCCGCCGCGTCGCAGTCCCAGTCGTCCGCCCACGGCTGCCCCCCAGCGATCGGGAACGCCGCCAGGGGCGCGGCCGTGGTGCCCTCGCCCTGGAGCCCGCAGCCGATCTCCAGCGGCTCGGCAGCGCCGCCCGGCGGGACGAGGAGACCGCCGTCCGTGCCGTACGACAGCGCGTTCCCGGCGTCGGTCGACGGGCGCGCTGTGATGACTCCGGTGTCCGGGTCGTACCCGGCTCCGTCCCCGGCGGAGAAGCACCCGCGTACGTCCGCGCACTCCAGGCTCAGCCCGTTGGGGCCGGACTGGATCAGCTGGTCGCCGCCGCCGGGCGGGGACGGGTCGAGGATGACCGAGCTGGTGACGACGAACGGATCGGCTGTGGTGCCCGTGCCGGTGACCGCGGTGGCGACGGTCTCGGAGTCGCCGCCCTCCACGACCGTCGTGTCCCCGCCCCCGGGCGGGACGAGGAGCCCGCCGTCCGTCCCGAAGCCGAGCGCGTTCCCGGCGTCGGTCGACGGCCGGGCGGAGATGACCCCGGTGGCCTCGTCGTACGCCGCCCCGTCCCCGGCGGAGAAGCACCCTCGCACGTCCGCGCACTCCAGTGACAGGCCGTCCGGCCCGGACTGGATCAGCTGGTCCCCGCCGCCGGGCGGTGCCGGGTCGAGGATGACGGCGGCGCTCACCCGGATCGGGTCCGCTGCGGTCCCGGTGCCGGTGATCGTCGTGTCGACAGTCGGAGTATCGACTGCCTCGATCACGGTCGGCTCGCCGCCTCCGCCGGGCGCGCCGATCACGTACGGGGCGGTGGTGGAGCCGTCTCCGTCGACGGTCACGCCGGGGCCGGCAGTGACGATGCAGTCGCAGGAGCGTTCGTCGCAGCAGCTCATGGGGCTTCCCCTTCCTGGGGTTCGGTCGCGATCAGATGGACGGTGACGCCAGCCGCCGGGAGAGCGGCGGCCAGGAGGGAGATCCCGAGCAGCTCGACGACGGCGGCACCGTCGGCCTGAACCGTCGTGCCGGCCGGGCTGTTGGCGGTGATGCGGACGGAGCGGAACCCGGCGCCCCCTTCCACGGCGAGGGTGACGACCGGCGGCGCGGTGAACGGCGGGGACCATACGGTGTCCACTTGCCCCGCGGCGTTGGTGACCGCGCGGACCCGCTCCACCCGGACGCCGGGGCCGCCCGGTGTCCCCGGCTCCCCGGGAGTACCCGGCTCGCCTGGTGCGCCTGGTGCGCCTGGTGCTCCGGGAGGGCCGGGGATGGCGATGCTGCCGGTGGTGCCGCTCACAGGTCCACGCTCCGTGTCCAGGCGACGGCCACCGGGCCGTCAACCGCCGACACCGTGAGCGGCCCGGTCAGGGCGGCGTCGGAGTCCCGGGCGACCGACCACCCGATACTTTCCCCAGCGGTCAGGGTGCTCGGCCCGTCCGCAGTGGTGACCTGCCCGGTGCCGTGCGCGACGACGCTGACGGACTGGAGCAGCGGCACCGCGGCCGCGTCCCAGCTCGCCCCCGCCGCGAGCAGCACCCGGTGCGCTTGGACGCCCCGCGCCGCTGGAGCACCCGCCACAGGCCCGTCATCCACCGGAGCCGTCGGCTCGTACGGGCCGGTCATGTCCGGCAGGTAGGTACCGACCGGGGCGAGCGCGCCGGTGCAGCCGTCCACCGAGATCAGCTCGACGTACCGGACATCGCCGATGCCGTCGCCGTCGGTGTCGTCCCACCGGCACGCCTCCACGACGTGCGGCCGGCACGGGCTGTCACAGGTGCCCACCGCCCCGGTCACGGTGTACGGCGTCGCGCCGTCCAGCGCGGTGTCCAGGACCGCCGGGGCGGCTGCTTCGGCCGTGTAGACAAGGTGCCGCAGGAACGGCACCGCGTCCTCGCCGTCGACCAGGTCGCAGAGCTGGAGCACCTCGACGTCCGGCGCGGGCTCCGGGTCCTGCCCCTCGGGGCACAGGCCGATGTGTGTGCCGCCGGGCAGCGCCACCGGCCCCCAGGTCTGCGGGTCCACGTAGGTGACGCCGGCCCGCTCACCGGTCTCTGTGTCGTAGCGGACCTCAGCGAGGATCCGCTGGATGGAGCCGCCGCTGTTGTTGTCGATGACGCACATCGGGAGCAGCTCGACGTCCAGGCCGGGCGGCTGGTCGTCTTGGCAGACGCTGACGGTGCCGATTGGGGTGTACGGCGCGAACCCGTCGAGCGCAGTATCCGTGACGACGACGACCTGTCCACCGCTGCCATAGGTGACGTGCCGGAGGAACGACACGGTGGCGTCGTCCTGGACGTCACACAAGGTCAGTGTCTCGACGTCCAGGCCCTGGCCGCCGCTGCCCCCGCACCCGGTGCCGCACGGGACGAGGTCACCCTCCGGGGCATCCGTCTCCACACCCTGCGGATCCAACCACGAGACCGAGACGCTGCCGTCGCACTCCTGCGTGTAGACCTTCGTGTACTGGATCTCTTCGCATGCCTGCGCCGGGCCTAGGATCCACTGCTGACCCGCGGCGTCCTGGACGGTCATCGCCCCGTACACGGTCTGTGTGCCGCCGGTGGAGCCGACGAAGAACGCGCATGCCGGCTCCGACTTCACCGACCAGACCGCGCCGGTCGGATCCAGGTTGGTGAGGGCCTGCGACCAGTTGAGGTGCATGCCGGGAGCAGCGGCCGTACCGGGGCCGCACGGGCCGCCGTTGAACGCCCGGCCGCCGCCCTCACCGAGGGTCTCCTCGCCATTCACGACCCAGCTCGTGATCATGAGCGGTCCCGTTGTCGGCTGGCACGGGAACTGACCACCGGGGCCCTGGACACTGCCGCACTGGCCGGGGACACCCCCGATCAGCGACGTGTTGTCGTAGCTGGCCTCCGTTCGCGTGACGGCGCCTACGCACTCCGTGGAGAACGCCACCGGGCACGCGGGCTCCTCCGGACAGCATTCACCACCAGACCCGCCGCACGCGACAACGCGCTGCCCGTCCGGGATGGCGTCCTGCCGGGCGCCGGTCTCGTCGAGGTAGTAGACCCGGCCGTCCTCGATCACCTGCGTCCAGACGCGCGGCTCGTAGTCGTACGTCGCCGCGACGTGAAGGATCATCCCGGCCTGGTTCGGGGACGGGCAGGTCACGGCGGGCTGCGTCTCGGTGATCTGGACAACGATCTCGTTCTGACCGGCCCTTCCGCCCGGGACCGTGCTCGGCGTGATCGTCCAGGCAGGCGGGGCCATCGTCCCACCCGGGACGGGCTGCCACGCGCCGTCGTTCAGGCGCCACTGCACGACGTCGTTGTCCGCGTTGAGGACAGACGCCGCGATCCGGATGGAGTCCGGGGAGACATTCGCCGGCAGGTTCCACGACGCCCGGGTGAACCAGGTGCCCGTCACATTCGGGGCGGTCGCCACGTTCGGCGAGCACACGCTCTTGGATGCGTGCGGCGACACCCAGTGCGCCTGATTCGGCGCGGTGTCCTGGACTGTCCACAGGGCGTTGGGCGCCACCCGGTACATGGGGTACCAAGAGCCGTCCAGGACCGGGGACCACTGCCAGTCCGTATCCGCCCCGGCGGTGGCGTTGGCCGCATTCGTCAGGAACTCTGCTGCCCCGGACTCCACCACGCAGATCTGTCGGGTGATGCGGTCCGGGGACGGGCACTTGGCGAGGACCGCACCAGGCGGGAGCTCGACCGGGTCGCCGGTCGTCGGGTCGGTGAGCCGCTGCTCCAGGCGGTCACCGGACTGGTCGTCGTAGACCCGCTCGACGATGACCTGGCCAAGGACGTCGCCGCTGTCCTCGTCTCGGATGCACAGCAGCTCCGTCTCGACATCGACGCGCTGCTCCGGCGGCGCCTGCTCGCAGCACTCCGCGACGGGCGCGCACTGGCCGACCTCACCGGCGACGGTGTACGGCTCGCCATCCAGGGTGGTGTCGTACGTTGCGATGACCTCGCCGGTGTCGCAGTCCACGGTCTGTCGGCGCATGAACTGCACGGTGCGCGGCATGGAGATGTCGAGGCGCCCGCGCACGTTGTTGATGCCGCTGGTGTCCCGCACCTCGATCTCGACCGTGTTCGGCCCGGCCGTGACGGGGATCTGTGCCGTGCCGCTGGTGGCTGGCTGGTTCCACTGCCCGTACATGCCGGCGTCGATGCCGTTGATGCGGACGCGGGCCCCGCCATCACCCCGGAAGCCGACAGACTCCGCGACCGCGACACCGTCCTCGGGGGCGGTGAAAGTCTTCCTCAGGACCCAGCGCACAGGAGCGGCGTCGTAACCTGCCCAGCTCCCACCGGTGCCCGCGTTCTGGTCTGTGCGGGCGCCGAACGCCGGATACCCGAACGGGGCCCCGTTCGGGGCCGGGTACGGCATCGCCGCCTCCGGGCCGGAACCCGCGTTGGCGCCGGTGAACGCAACGACCTCCCACCCGTCCGATCCGGCCACGTTCGCCGGGTCGAACACGGTGATCGCATCGGTGGCCGCGGTGTCGCACAAGAGCGTCGAGGACGTGTCCCGGCAGGGCTGCGGCTCAACCGGTGTGGAGCCGCCGCCACCGCTTGCGCAGGTGGTGACGGTGCCAGCCGGTGTGTACGGGTCACCGGCGAGGCTGGTGTCTGTCGTCGAGGTGACAGCGCCGGAGCAGTCCCGGCACACGGTCCGCAGGAACGGCACCGCCGTCCCCGGCGCCGGCGGCTCGTTGAGCAGGCCCACCTCCATCAGCCCGATCCCGCGCCCCTGGCCCGGGTTGTTGATCGCGGAGAGAGTGACCTCCGAGACGGGCGCGGAGGACACGATCAGCGACTCGTCGACGGCCCCGCCGAGCCCGCAGATCGTGTTCGGCGCCGAACTGACCTCGTGGTTGGGGTGCAGGAACTCGACGGTGAACTCGCCCTCGGACGACCAGCTCAGGCACTCGGACGGTCCGACGTTGAAACCGCGGAGCCCGACGCGGGCGTACACGGGCTGGTCGAAGGTCCACGTCTGGTCACAGGCCGGGGTTCCGCCGCCGCTCGCCGGGTAGATCGTGTAGTGCCCCTGGGGGCCGAGCCAGTGACCACAGGACACGGTCCAGCCGACACCGTTGGCGAGCGTCCCGGACGTCGGTCCGTCCGCCAGCGCCGCGAGGTCAATGGCCTCCCACGAGATGTCCGGGCCGCCGGGCGACTCGTCCGGGACGACGTCGCAGAGGGTCAACGTCTCGCAGGTCGCGCACTCCGAGCTGCCGCCGCCGGTCGTCTCGCACTGCCCGACCTCGCCGGTCGGGGTGTACGGCTGGCCCTGGAGGTCCGTGTCCGTGACCGATACCGTCTCGTCCGTATCGCAGTCCGTGACGATCCGTCGGATGAACTGCGTGGTCCGTGCGCTGACCGCGTCAAACGCGATGTTCGTACACGACCCGTTGAACCGGTACGAAAACGTGGCCGGCGGACCGTCGAACAGCAGGTAGCCGGTGGCGTTGTTTTCGTTCGAGCGGATGACCCCACCGCCGGTGGTGTAGGCGTTGCCCTCCAGCCGGCCCGGGGAGCCCTCCAGCATGGTCAGCGTCTCGCCCGTGTCAAAGTCGAGGACGTTGACACGCAGCGTGGGGAAGGTCTGTGCGACCTCGTCCAGCTCGTACACGAAGACGGTGCCGTTGTTGTACCAACGAGGCCCGTTCGATGCGCAAGACCCGGTGTCGGGCGTGCTGGTGGTGACGCGGACGGTAGCGATTGTGGATGGGGCGTCATTGGGCGACAGCCGGAACAGCCATCCCTGCCCGGCCGGTGAGTCCGGGTCGGCGTCCACAGAGATCTGGTTCCAGACGAGGTCGCTGGCCTCGTCGCACAGCAGGAGCGTGGCTGTGTCCCGGCACGGCTCCGCCTGCTGCGGCTGGCAGACACCGACCGTGCCGATCGGGGTATACGGGGTCGTCCCGTCGAGGAGGGTATCTGTGGCGTCGAGGACGAGGCCGGTGCAGTCCCGGCAGGTCGTGCGGAGGAACGGGACGGTGGCCGGGGTGAGGAGGAACGCGCCGACCGACCGCTGAGAAATGTTGAGGCCGGTGGTGCCGTCGCTCTCGATCGTCAGGGAGGTGACGGGCCCCAGGTGAGTGAACGTGCTCTCGCCGTTGCCGTCAGCCGTCCCGGCGCCCGGAACGGGGCTCAGGGTCCTGGTGGACGCGTCGTACACGTGGAGTGGGGACAGGGCCACGAGTTCGCTGCCCGGCGGCATGATGAGCCGGCCCACGGCTGTGCCGTTGGTGCCGACGCGCGCGGACCAGATGACGGCGCTCGGCCGGTCCAGGGTGAGAACGAACGGGCCCCCTGCGGTGACCGGGAACATGGAGAGCGGGAACCAGTCGGGAACGCTGCTGCTCGTGCCGCTGCTGGTGCTCCAGCCGACGCCGTTCGCCGCGGTGCCCGTCTGCGCCCCGGTACCGGAGGCGAGGACCGGGGCGGGCGTCGCGTCGGCCGGGGTGTCGCACAGGGTGAAGGTCTGGCAGTTCCGGCACTCCGATTCGGCCGGGCAGACGCCTACGGTCCCGGACGGCGTGTACGGCTCCCCGTCCAGGGTGTAGTCGCTGTGTCCGACGACGGCCCCGGTCTCGTCCCTCGCGAAGTCCCGCAGGAACGACACGGTGAGGACCGTGCCGGACTCGTCGTCGTTGGTGTCGCAGAGCTGGAGCATGTCCCGCTCGGGATGCGCCACCCCGGCCGGACAAGTCGTCACCGTCCCCGTGGGCGTGTAGGTGTCGCCGGTGACGGCGTCGACCAGGCGCACCGAAGAGATCGACCCGTCCGCCGCGTACTGGTACTCAACGAGGACCAGTCCCAGGACCGCACCGTCCTCCGCGACGTCACAGAACGTACCCGTGGTGGTGATGCTGCGGGAGTCGCCACACGCCATCGTCCCGACCGGTGGCGCGCCCGCCGAATAGGCGCCCGTGGTGAGGTTGATCCACCCCTCCGAGGTGACCGTGCCCACGCAGTCGCGGACGACAGTTACGGCGATCGGCGTGCCGTCGGCCAGACAGACACCAACGGTCGCGACCGGCTGTGTCGGCGACTCGCACGCCGCAATGTCCGGCCCGCAGCCACACCCGCCGGAGAAGGCGCCACCTACAGCCATCATCAAGCTCCCATCGAGTCGTCGCGATTGTGGTTCGGGCTGATCGTCATCGGCCTCAGTCCCGGACTCGGAGGACCCGCATACGGGTCGCACCGTTGCTGTCGGACCCGCCAGCTTCGGCCGCAGAGAGGACACCGCCGGTCTCGACTGCCATGAGGTGCAGGCGCACCGTCCGGGGGCCGGCGGGGACGGTGTACTCCGTCATGATGTGGACCGTGCCGCCCTGGTGCTCCTGCCCGCCTGGGGAGTTGATCGCCGCGATCTGCGTAAAGCTGGTGAGGAGCTGGCCGCTGGTCTCGTCCTGGAGCCAGCCGATCAGGTAACCGCTGCCGCCCGTCGTAGTACCGAGCGCGTACCGGACATCGGCGTCAACGTGGTAGACGCCTGCTTCGGGGAGCACGATGTCGGAGGCAGGCACCGGAACGTCCTGACCGATGGCGTCCAGGAGATTCTGGTGCTGCGCCTCGGCATTCAGGAACCCGGAGATCATCGACAGACGGGCGCCAACTGTCCAGGTGTCCGGGCACCCCTCGGCGTGAGTCATGTCGACGACCACGGACCGCCCTGTCCCCGCCGGATCAGGGGCAGAGTCGTCGACTGGGGCCAGGTCGGTGCGAGGCACCAGGATCCCATCGTCGGCCTGCACGGCGGCGTTGCACGGGTCGGCGGACAGGGCTGGCGGCCCGCTCTCCGGGACGTACAGGCAGCCCTCCTCATTCTGGGTGAGGGCGTTGTTCGGGTCGGCGGAGACACACAGCGGGGGCGCGCCGCCGCCTCCGTTGCCGAAGATGATCGGCGGGCAGCAGTTGCAGCTCACGACACGTCTCCCATACCGCAAGGACTCACGAAGTTGATGTAGACCGCGGCGCCCTCGGGGACATCCACGGTGAAGGGAGAACAGAGCGCCGCCGGTTCGCACGCGCCCGTTGAGGGCGCAGCCCACGAGAACGCGGACCCGCATTCGTTGATCACGGTCGTGTTCCCGGCGCAGTCCGTGACCGTCACAGGGCCGCAGGCCACCGTGATGGCGAGGGACTCGGTTCCCTCGGGCATGTCCCACGTCTCCGGCCCTGACAGGCCAAGGAGCTGCGGGCACATCGGGGCGGGCCGGCATTCGCCGCACTCGCCGACGTCACCGGTCGGGGCGTACGGCGTCGTGCCGTCCGTCTCCGTGTCGGTCTGCTCCGTGACGACCCCGGTCGTGCAGTCGTACGTCAGGTGCCGCAGGAACGGGACGCTGCTGCCGTCGAGCTGGTAGTCGCACAGCGGGACGACCTTCGTGCCGTCCACGCACGGGCAGTCATCGCAGTCGATCGACTGCCCGACCACGGCGTACGGCGTTGTGCCGTCCGTGCCGGTGTCGGTGGACGCGGTGACCTGGCCGTCACAGTCGTGGACCAGATGCCGCAGGAACGGCACGCACTCCCCGTCGTCGGTGCTGTCGCACAGGCGCAGCACGGTAACCGAGGCACAGCTGCTCGATGGGCACGGTCCGGCCCCGGCGGGGGCCGGACCGGCTGTGAACGCCCCGGTCGCTGGGTCGATCCAGCCCGCCACCTCCGGGGCGCCGGGCTGCGCCCCGTCACAGGCGCAGTCCGAGCGCAGGACCAGGAGCAGCGGTGTGCCGTCCTCCTGGCACAGGGCGACGGAGGTGATCGAGGGGGCGCAGCACGACGGGCCGGGCGTCCCGCCCCCGCCGTTGTCGCACGGGAGAGGCTCAACAGGCATGTCAGCCCTCGTGCTTCTGTCGGACGTGCATGTCCCGTCCCCGCGCGGTGGTGAACTCCCTGTCGCAGCCGTCGCAGCGGAAGCTCCCTTCCGGCTCCGGCTCCGGCTCCGGCAAGGGAACCGCGTCCGGGCCGTACGCCTCTGCCGGGATCTCGGGCAAAGGCTCGCCCGGGACGGCTTCCCGGGCAGGGGATTCCGTGACTGGCCCGCCGGGGCCCTCGCCCGGCCCGAACACCGCAACGGTCGCGCCCAGGCTGGCGAGTTCGGAGCGGGCAGGGCACTCCGGGTGCGGGTGGACCTCTTCGCCGTTCTCCTCGTAGCAGGTCCCGCAGTCCAGCAGCCGCGCGGGCGGCTGCACACCGAGCTGGGCGTCCTCGACCGGGGACACGTACCGGTGCCCGTCGATCGTGGAGCCGATCAGCAGCTCCTCCGGGACGGCCGGGAAGAGATCCGCGGGGACGGCGAAGCTGACGGGGCTGACGGTCCGCCACTTCGGCTTCTGGAGCACCGCGTACCGGGCGAACGCCCGCCGCTGCTCTGGGGTCGGCCGGACCTCGATCATGGGCTTCCTCATGGACACGTAGTCACCGCCACTGCGCAGACCGTGCACGTGGTGCCGACGACGTACGTCCGCTCCACCAACACCTTGCGGTCGTTGTTCCGGGAATTCACGGACGGTCCGGGCCGGTCCGGGACCGTTTCGGGCGGGCCTCGGCGGATCACGACCGGGCCGGTGATGTAGAGCCATGCGGTGCCGGGCTCGGCGGGAATCCCGCCCGGCCCGGTGTTCATCGCGCTGTACCCGGCGCCGATGATCGCGCAGTTCCCCGCGAGAGTCCGCAAGTTGCCCGTCGCGGGGTCCTCCGTGAGGAGGTTGCAGCAGCCGAGGAGGGCGGCTGCCCCGGCGGGGACGTGGAGGACGCCACGGCCGCCGTACGACTCGGCCAGGCACCCTTCCAGCGCGGCGACGCCCTGGGCGACGGACACCGGGCCGGCGGCCGGGGTCAGGTCGACGGCGGTCATCGCCAGCTTCGACGTCCAGAACCCGGCTTCGACGGCTTCCTGCTCACCGAGGGCGAGGGACGCCTCGGCGTGGGCGCGGGCCTCCGCGTACGTCCAGCCGATCGTGGAGCACTTCGCGCCGGCGTACACGGTGATCGGGTCGGCGTGCTCCGTCGTCGGGCTACAGAACTCCTTCTGCGGCCGGGCCCCCGGCGACTCGTCACCGGGTGACTCGTCGTCCAGGCACGGGTCACGCCAGACGTTGACCGGGCAGCAGCCCAGCGACAGCCACTCGGTGCCGAGGAGTTCGTGGGTGTCCTGGACGTCCCGGATTTCGGTGCAGGCACCGAGGATGCCGTGGGGAAGGGGCTCGCCCGTGATGGCCTCTACGTGCTTCCTCATGCCCGCCACGACTCACCTCCGTTCAAATGGGGCGCCGGGGCCCGGGTGTCAGGTCACCGGGGCCCCGGCACGATGCGGGATGTGAGAAGGCGGGTCAGGCGATCGGGCAGTCGATACCGAGCTGCTCGCCGGTACGGCCATCGGGGCAGACCGGGACGGTCACGACGCGGGCCTCGGAGTTCCGGGCGATCAGCGCCGAGCATTCCTCGGTGAACAAGGCCGTGTAGTCGTTCGTCTGGAACTTCGCGCTGTCGTGGATCACGCCGAGGCTGATCTCGCCACCACGGCCGGCCTCGAACGTGCCCGCCGGGTAGAGCAAGAACGGGATGCTGTCCGGCCACGCGGTCGCCGGGTTGGGCCCGCCGATCGAGTCGGGGACGGCCGGGGTCAGGCCGCGCGCCCACTGGATGCTGATGCCGAGCTGGGCGAAGGCGTTGATGACGTCGCGGACGTTGATGTCGCTGATCGGGACACCGTTCTGCCTGGCGATGTCGGCGAGGAAGAGATTCCGCGACCACCAGGGGAACACGACCTCCACCTGGATGTTCGCGCAGAGCGACAGCTTCTCGGTGATGTCGGCGGCCTGGAGCGCGACCGCCGCGAACATCGCGGAGAACGCGCCGAAGGTCGGCGCGATCGTCACTGGGGTCGACGCGGCGACGGCCTGCGTGAACAGTTCCTGCTTGATGCGGATCTCGTGCGCGACCATCGCGAGAGACTGGTAGTAGGCCACCAGCTCCGGGAAGTGACGCTGCGTCAGAATGCCTGCTTCGAGGCACGCGCCGATCGCCTCACACCGCACCTCGACCGGGTCGGGGCACGGGATCCGGAAGCAGGGCTTGACGGCGCCGCTGATGTCGTCGGCCTCGGTGTGGACCCACGTCATCGACGCGACGTCGAGGGACGGCATCGGGAAGTACCGCAGACCACCGCGGGCGAGCTGGATCTCCGGGAGGTCCCACAGCATCTCGGGGCAGGACATCCCCGTCAGCTCGTAGACGGTCTCCGAGGGGGCGCACCAACCGCCGGACGCGACGAGGTCGCCGCCCTGGAGGCGCGCCTGGTCACCGGCGAGGACAACCGCCCGAGTGCCCTCCGTGCCCGAGCTGGAGTCGTTGACGATCAACTCCGGCTGGAACGGCAGCCGGTAGCTGGCGGTCAGTCCCACACCGCCACCGGCGGTCTTGAGCGCGTTCGCGCGGCGGATGATGCCCTCGGTGACGCCCTCCATGTCGAGGGCCTGGCCCGGCGAGTACCCAGGGACGTCCACCGACGCGGTGATCTCCGGCCGGGGGTTCGGGTCCGGCGGCAGCACGCGGGGCATCCGGCGGCGCACCGACGCCAGGTTCAGGGCGGGGCGGCGACCGGACGCGGTGACCGCGGGGGTCTCCGGCTCGGGGGTCGGCTCCGGCTCGGCAGCCTCGGCGGAGGCGGTCTCCTCGACCGGGGCCACCTCGGCGGTGTCCGGGCTGTCGCCGCGCACGGAGGCGGCGAGGGCGTCGATCTCTGCGGCAGCCTGCTCGGCGGCCTGCTGGCGGGCGGCCTGCTCGGTCCGGATCGCCTCGACTCCCGTGCTGAGGGCGCGCAGGGCCTCAAGGTCCGTCGAGGTGATGGTTTCGGCACGGTATCCGGCGTCGAACGCGGCGATGGCCCCGTCCAGAGCGTCTGAGAGCTGCTCGTCGTCGAGGGCGGTGATGTCTTCGGGAAGCTCGAAGTCCACGGATCTCTCCAGTGATCGTTCTTGGAGAGTCCGGCCCAAAACCAGCGACGCTGGCGCACAGCATAGCCAGATGTCCAGGCCACCGCCGGGGGCGGCTTACGCCACGTCAGCTAGTGCCCGGCGCTGCTGGGTGTGTCGCGCCACGGCGGCACACCCAGCACCGGGGGCGACTACACGGTCTTCGCGGGGGCGGTGTGCACCGTCTCGCCGGTCGTCTTGTTCCGGACGATGCTGCCCGGGTACCGCCTCGATACGGCCTTGGACGTTGCCTCGGACGACGGGCCGAACACGACCTTCCCGGCGCCTCCGTCCATGACGACCTCGAACTTCTGCTTCGCGCATGCGCAGCCCATCAGACTGCTCCTTCCAGGGTGGTGGTCTTGCCGGTGGGGAGGCCGGCGCGGGCGGGTGCGATCACGGACGCCGCGAGGCGTTCCGCTTCCTGCCGGGCCTGGGTGTAGCGCTGCTCCTGGCGGCGTTCCATGGCCGCCAGCAGGCCGTCGATGAACCGCTCGCTCGATACGAGCGCCACAGCGATAGCGTCCGTATCGGAGCTACGGGGGAGCCGCGCCCCGGACGCTGTCCGGACGTTGTCCGGGCCGGTGTCCGGACGCTGTCCGGGCAGGTCAGGTGTGGTGGCCGGGGCGGTGTCCGTGTCCTGTCCGGACACGTCCCGGACAGTGCCCGAGACGCGGGCGGACAGCGTCCGGAGCTTGGCCTCCATGTCCTCGACGACAGCGGCGGACGCCGCCAGCGCGAGGTTCGACCGCTGGATGACGGCCGCGACGAGCGGCGAGGAGTGCGCGGGGACCGGGACGTCGAGGACAGCCCGGAGTTCCCACCCGCCACCGCGCTTGCCGCGCAGGTGGTAGCTCGGCTGGCACGCCCTGAACACCGTCTGGTCCCAGGCCGACAGCCACGGGGCACCCGCGCCGGAGAACCACAACCCGCCGCGGCTCATGCCGACGGTCACGATCGCGCCGACCGTCCCGGAGTTGTCGAACTGGCACACCGCGTCGTCGCACTGCGCACCGTCGCCGTCGTGGCCGACGTTCATCGTCATCGCGCCGACCTTGACGGTGCTGCCGTCGTCGAGCTGGAACCGGGCCCGCAGGAAGTGACTGAAGTCGAGGCCCTCCCGGGCGAGCTTCTCGATCGTCAGGTTCCGGCCCGGGTAGGCGGCGTGGGGCACACCGCGCTGGGCAACCCACCCGTAGACCCGGCCGTTCGCGTAGTGGACGCCGCCGGAGTCCGGCGGCAGCTCCTCCGGGGTCGGCTCGCGGAACCATGCGGCGGGCATCGGCGGGAGGTCCTGCATCGCCGCCCACGCCGACGCCACGAGGTTCTTCATCGCCGCCGTCTCCTCTCCGTCGTCGTCCTCGTCGTCGTGGTGGTCGCCGTCGTCGTTCATCCACGGCGGGATGATCGACGGGTCGTCGAAGGTGTCCGCGAGCCGCCCGTACAGGGACTCCACCCGGCCCTTCGCGGCGTCCGCGTCCGCCTCGGGGATGTCGACCCCGCCCCGGGCGCCCTGGAGGGCTGCGGCGACCGCGTACACGCCGGCGGCGACGATCCGCAGCTCCCCGTCGATGACGTCGGCGAACGGCAGCCGGTACGCCCCGGCGGTGGCAGGGTCGGCGTCGTCGTCACGCCACAGGAACCCGGCAGCGAGCCGGTCCGGGTCCACGGTGCCGTCGACGGTCGCCGCGTCCAGGAGGCGGGCCTTGGCCTCGTCGCCGTCCCACGGCCGGTCACGGTCCTCCTCGACGGGAAGGTCGAGCTGCCCGGACGCGGACGCCTCCAGCTCCTCGTCGCTCTTGTGCTGCGGGCCGACGTACAGGCCAGGGGCGAGCCGTACGATCCGCCCGGCCTTCGCCGCACGTGCCAGGTGACCTCGGGCGGTTTCCATTTTCATGCCGAGCGCCCGCGACACCATTCGGGCACCGACCGGGGACGCCGACGACTTCACGAACGCGACGACCTGGAGGTGCGCGGCGGACGGGCCGCCCCCGGCCGCCAGGTCCTCGTCGGCCTCATCGCCGGTGCTGGCGGCGAGTTCCGGGCTGGGGTCGTCGACGAGGACGATCCGCGCGGTGTCGTAGGCGGGCATCGATACGAGCGTCGCGCCGCGCACCCGGGCCCGGGTCACCCGCATCAGCAGGTCGCCGGACGATTCCCGGTGCACGACGGTGCCGTTCTCCTCGTCGTTCGGGTCGCCGGCCGCCGCCGTCACCCTGGCGCCGGTGTCCCTCAGACCGAGGTGGGAGAACGCCCGGGTCACCGCGCTCGCCTCGACCCGCCCACCGGGCCCGGTGAGGATCGTGCCGTACGAACCGGTGTGGGCCAGCGACGCCCCTGCAGAAATCCACCCGGACGTCGCGGACGCGGTCAGCGAGTACGAGCCGTCACGGAGGCGCAGCACGGAGGCGCGGGGCAGCGCGGCCGCGAAGATGACCACCCCGTCCTCCTCGCCACCGTCCTCGGTGATCACGCGGTTCACGAACTCCACGGACACGTCGTCGAGGTCGACGGACACCCCGAGGGGGGCCTTCTCCTCCAGCAGGGTCAGGGCGTCGGCCCCGGCCGGGCGATTCGGGTACAGGACACCGGTGCCGGGGATGCGGTCGCCGTCCCGTTCGAGAGTGAAGATCGCCCCGGCCAGCTCCGCGCCCTGGTGCGCGCCGAGCATCTCGTCCGCGTACTGGAGCGGCCACGGGCCCGCACCCCAGTACAGCGCCCGGGGCCGGAACACGCGGCCGTCGCCGGTCTCCAAGTTCTCGTACACCAAGGCCGTGTCGTCCGGGTTGTGCCACGGGCGCGGCTTCATCGCGCTCAGGGCCTCGGCTTCGGCGTCGTTCGTCACAGGTGCCTCCGGGGCAGGTCCGAGCGGGATGTCGGTGTACTGGCCGGCGAACGCGACCCTCAGCCGGTCGAAGGTGACCGGGCCGAGCCGCTGGTTCATCGCGTTCAGCAGCGACGGGCTACTGGAGTACGCGGCGCACACGTGGGGCTGCCACGGGCTGTGCTGCGTCGGGATGGCCGGCTGACGGTGCATCTCCTCCAGGGAGTACGTCGCCGCCCAGCGGGCCGTCTCCAGCGTCGGCGCGTGCTGCGGCCGGTCGGGGTCGTCGCTCACGGACCACACCCAGCACGGGTCTTCACCGTTGGCGTTCCACTGGTTCGCGCCGAAGGCCCGACCGGCTACGACCTCGTGGATGTCCGGGGCCCGGGACTGGAGCCGACTGATGAGGTCGGCGCGCTGCTCCTCGTCCCAGTCGGCAGCCTCACCGAGGTAGAACAGGGTCAAGTGCAGCTCGCTGGCCAGTTCGGCGCCGGGGGCGGTGAGCGCCAGGCGCTCGGCGTCCTGCACGGCCGGGACGAGCGCGATCATTGCCCCGTTGTGCTCTCCGGCCGACGCGGTCACTGCTGCGCTTGCTCGTCTGTCCACCACGATGTCCTCTGGTCGCCACGTGATTCGGTCCTGGAATGAGCCGTCAGCCGCCGCCCGGATCTGTGCGAGCGGGGCGGGCGGGGTGCCGTACGCGCTGGCGTTCACGGCGTTGATGACCTCCAGCTCGTAGGTGGGCGGCACCGCCGGGTCACCGGACGACACCACCCGCTTCACCCGGAACTTGGTGCCGGGCGGCAGGATGAACTCCTCCTCCTCGCCACCGCCGCCGACCGCGTCGACCGACACCATCTGAGCCCCGGCCGGGACGGTGATCTTGTAGAAGGTGTAGTTCGGGTCGTCCGGGCTCTGCCGTACCGAGACGGGCTCCTCGCGGGCCGACGTCGACAGGAACCCCCGGTCGTGGAACTCGTCGCCCACCGAGAAGTCCTGGCGCAGGTTCTCCGCCTTCCGGTACAGCGTCGTGTCCTCGGTCGTCGGGTCCTGAATGTTGATCAGGTCGTTGATCGCGGCGACGGCATGCAGCAGCTCGTCTCGCCTGAACTCCTGGTACTCGCCGGTGCGTAGCCCGTCGTTGATGTCCCGGTAGCCAGAGCCCGTGTACCAGCGCAGCTCGCGGCGATGCTGGTCCTCGGTGAAACGGTCGCTGCCGAGCCACCCGCCGTTCGCGTGCTGCGTCTTGCGGTTCTTCTTGGCCCGGCCGCCGCTCGGGTGGAGCCGCCGGTACCCCGGGCGCCCCTGGGTGCCGTGGAAGGTGGATCTGTTCGTGGTCACTCGGTTGTCCTCGGATTCCAAGACTTCGGGGCGCGGACGGCCCTTCGCTTTGAAGGCGGCGGCCTGCATTTCGGGGGCGACTGCAAGGCGGCACCGGCAGTTGCAGACCTGGGCGGCCGGGGCCGTCGGATCACCAGGGGTCTGCATGGGCACACCGGCGACGCTGAACGGCTCGGCCAGCAGCCGGATCTGCCCGTCCACGGCCTTGTGGCTGGCCCGGACCTTCGCGTCGTGCCGGGTGACCCACTGCTTCACGACAGGCCGGTCCGGGCCAGTCACCGCACGGGCGGCAGCCAACGTCGCCGTGTTCCACGCCCTCGACGCTTCGGTCTGCGCGACCCGCTGCTCCCGGGCGGGACCGAGCTGCGCACCGTCCCGGGCGAACGCCACCCGCAACCGGTCCCGCAGCTGGTCGATGTCCTCCCCCGCGTCCAGGCCGGCCGCGAGTTCCCGGCGCGCCACCTCGGACAGCCGGTCACCGACCGCGCGCAGGAGGTGTTCCGTCGTGGTGACGTACTGGCCGATCCCTTCGGGGAGCGTCCCGTCGTCGTACCGGCCGGGAAGGTCGTCCCACCCTTCCGGGAGGGTCGTGCCGGTGTCCTCGGCGGCGGCCACCGCAGCCGTCTCGGCGGTGCCCAGGAGACGCCGTACGAGGGTCCGGGTGCGGTTGCCCCACATGCGGGCGATCCGGCTGACGCTGAACCGGGCGGCGACCAGCTCGGTCGCGCCGGCGACGGACGCGGCGAACTCGTCGGCCGTGCCGGTGAGGGCCTGGGCGACGAGCAGGGCGAAGTCGGCTTCCTCCTGGTCGAGCTGGTCGTCACGCTTCCCCATCAGCAACCTCCGGGATGTCGTCGCAGTTCAGGCAGTGCGCCCACCGGGCGACCTGGCGGCGCCCTGCGCGGGTCCGGATCGTCACCACGGACGTGAGGACGGATTCCTGCTCCTTGCACGCCTGGCAGGCCGTGTACGCGGTGCTGATGGCCAACGGCGGGTCCTTCTCGTCGGCCGGGTCCATGTACGAGTCGTCGCGCCAGGCGAGCAGCTCGTCCAAGGAGTCCTTGTCCGGGCACAGCGCGCACCAGCCCAGCACCCGGTGCGCCGCCCTGATGTGCCCCAGCGGCACGTCCGTTGCGTCATCCACGGTCGGTCCTCCTCGGGGGGAGCGGGGCGTCGGGGTCGTCGCAGATCTCGCACCAGGTGCGGTCACCGAGCGCTGACACCCCGTCCGGGGTGAGGAGCAGCAGCCTGGCCGTGAGGAGCGTCCACGCCTTGCAGGTGGGGCACCAGCCGGTTTCCGGGGTGCCGGTGTGGACGACGAACGCCGTCCACGCGCGCGGTGGGCGGGCCACGGGGCCGCGGGGCTTGTTCATGCGGCCAGCCCCAGGCACGGGGCGAGGACGGAAGGCACCAGGTCGTAGTCGTGGCCGATCCCGGCGGCGATCAGGCCGCGTACGTACTCGTCGAGGGACGCGGTCAGGCACTCCGGGTCGACCTGGTGGCGGCGGGCGATGTCGGGGACTCGGGCCCACGCCCCGTCGAGGAGTCGCCACCTGGTCGTCGAGTCGAAGTCGACCGGGAGCAGCGTGTGGATCGTCGCCGGGTCGACGTCCCGGTACCGGGCGCGTTCGGAGCGGGGGCAGGCCGGGGTGTTCCGCAGGGTCTTGCCCGCCGCGGTGAGCGCGCTCCAGATCAGCACGTCGGCGGCGTCGAGGAGGCCGGGGCGCAGGCCGGCTGCGGAGGCGGGCAGCGTCTCCGGCGGTGCTTCGCTTTCGTCGACCGGCAGGTCCGGCTTCGGCGGGGGCGTCTCCTCCGTGTCGTCCGTGCCGTCCGGGCTGGTGGTGTCGGTGGTCTTCTTCCGGGCGGCCAGCTCCTCCGCCGAAGGGGCGTCGGAGTCGTCGAACCCGGTCTCCCGGCGCAAGGCGTCGTCGCTGATGACGCCACGGTCGTGTGCCTGCAAAGCGGTCTCCGACCTGTTCGTACGGACCCTGAGCGGGGAGGTGTCGAACCAGACGAGGACCCGGTGCCAGTCCTCGACGCCGTCCGCTTCGAGGAGGGGGCGCAGCCACTGCTGCGTGAGGCAGTGGCACAGGGTCCGCAGCTTCGGCTCGATCCCCAGCCGGATCGCCTCCGACGTGAGCGCCCAGGCACCCCAGTGGTTCACGTCGCCCAGGCCGAGGAGGATCTCGGCGGGGATCTCCAGGCCCGTCGCGAACCGGCGCACGGCCTCCTCGCGCAACTTCAACGCAAGCTCGTCGAACGTCGACTCAAACGACAGGTGCTTGAAGTCGCTGATGGCCTCGGCGGGGACCTCCAGGATGATCGGGACGGTCGCCGCAGCGGACTCCGGGTCACGGATCGCGGTCTCCGCGATCTCCATGAAGACCTCAAGGAGGTCGTCCTCCGCCCCGCCGGCCGTGCCGTTCGTCGGGAACCGGGTGCCCTTGGGCACGAGCAGCAGCCCGCGCCCGGTAAGCCGGGATCGGGCGATGGCCTTCACGGCGGCGTTCAGGAGGAGCAGCTCCTCCAGGAGGTCCATCGACGACCGGACGGGGCTGTCGGCTTCGATGAACCGTCCCGGGTCCGGCTCCCACACCCGCAGCGCCACGGCGCCTTCGGTGTCGAGGTGGTCGGGGTCGCCTTCCTCGATCGTGATCTCTTCGCCGTCGATCTCGGCGGTGAGCTTCCCGGCCTGCCGCTTGATCTCCCGTACGGACAGGACTCGCCAGTCGTGCCCGTCCTCCGGGGCGTACGGCGACAGCACTTCGGAGTTGGGGCGGACGACGATCCAGCCCTCGCCGGGGATCGTCAGGTGCTTCCCGAACGCGGACAGGAGGTTCGCCTGCCCATCAGCGCCACCGGCGATCTGGTTGACGATCTCGGCTGCGGGGTGACCGGGCGGGACCTGGTCGACCGATCCGTCATCGTCGCGGACACCGGCGTAGAGGCGGGCCCCTGACATGGCGTTACCGATCCACGAGGCGGCGAACCGCACCTCGGGGACCTGGTGGTACATGTCGTACGCGCGGAGCTGCCACCCCTGCGTCTGGTGCTCTTTCCCGCCCCGGATCTTCCTGCTGGTGTACCGGGACGCGGCGGCCGTCAGCGTGCGGCCGGACTGCGCCATCAGTGGCCCTTGAGGGAGTCGTCCCACCGGTTGATCGCGACGGCGGCACCGGCGACGGCGAGCCACTCCAGGCCGTGGATCAGGAGGGGGGCGTCGTGCCACCGGCCGGCGGCGAGGAGGTACGTGGCGAGGACGGCACCGGACACCCACCAGCCGGTGCAGTAGACGCACGAGATCAGCGTCACGACCAGCTCGCGGGCCTTCGACTCGGGCTTCTTCTGGAACCAGCCTTCGATCCGGTCCCGTGCCGGGTCAAGGATCGAGTCGTGGACGAGGAGCTGCGTGCCGCGGTATCCGGCGGCGGCGAGGACGGCGAGTTCTACGAGAGTGAGCAAGAGGAACCCCGATGGCTGATCATCCGGCGAGTGCAGCGGCGGATGATAGACCAACCCGGTGATCACTTCCCGGGGGCGTTGTCCCAGCTCAGGTCCCTGTTCTGATCACAGGGGGCGGGGGGTCAGAACAGGGCGTAGGTGTCCAGCGGGCCGGGCTCGGGCTCGGGTGCGGTCGCCGGGTCCGGGATGTCGAGATCGAACACCATCTGGCGGCCAGCCTCCGGGAGGTCGACGGTGCTCAGCGACTCCGAGCACGACACGAGGAACCCTTCGGGGTCGCGGCGCGCACTCGCGTCGTCGTGCCGCCACAGCCGGCCTTGGGTGAGCGAGCCGGACTTCGGGGCGACGGCCGTAGGGCGTTGGCACTTCGGGCACTCCACGCGGGGCAGCTTCACCCCCTCAGTGTGGCGGACCGGTACGGGCCGTGTGCGACATAGCTGCGACATAAGCCGGAGGGCTGTCCGGTTCCGGCGGGCACGGGTGGCCGTGCCCGCCGGGCCTGCTAGGTGATCAGGGCTCCTTGGTGGCCGCCGTGCTTCCCTGCCGCCGCAGCGAAGGCGTCCATGGCCGCCTTGAGTTCACGGACCGCGTCGGCGGGGTCGGACGGGTCGAGGCGGACGGTGTGATGGCCCTGCCCCTGGTCTTCGGTCACTTCGACGTCGTTGAAGACTCGGCGGACGTTCCGGGCTGCGGCGAGGACGGTCCGGGCGGCTTCGTGGACGACGGGCGGCCCGGCCTGGTGCACGGCTTGGGTCGCGGCGTCGATCTTGTCGGGGGCGGCTACGACGCTGACGGTGATGCGGTGGCGTTGCCGTTCGGCCGGGGACAGGTCGGGGGTGTCGCCGGTCTCCTCGGCGATGCACGCTTCGGTCAGCTCGATGGCCGCGCGGACCGCGCCCCTTGCCGATGTCCAGTAGCTGTGTGTGGCGTCGAGGAACGCCCGGTGGGCGTCGTGCTGGGCGGTACGCGCTACGGCTTCCAGCGCCCCCTTGTAGCCCTGCTTCGCGGCCATGAGGGCGGCGCCTCCGCCGATGAGCGCGCCGAGGAGAGCGCCGCCCGTACCGACGGCGGCGATGGTGAGTTCGGTGTCCAT